GGAATAAAAAATGTCGAACTCAATTAAGATTGTAAATAAATCCGGATATACCAAAAATATCATGAATGTTATTAGTTGCAAGTATAAGCAAGAAGACGGCATTATGGATTTAGAGGTCGTTATTCATGATATGGGTGACAACACGATCACATCAGAACACGCAGAAGACTATCAACTTGCAAGCGGTGATGTTGCTTACATGGTTAATTCATACGGAACAACAGTGGACACTATAAGGGTTAAATAACATGAATGATTTCCCGATTATAAAAGGCGTTGACCATACAGATATTGAACATATCCCTGTTGGTGACTTAATCCCATACGCTAGAAACTCAAGAACACATAGCGATGAGCAAGTTAATCAAATTGTTGCTTCGTTAAATGAGTGGGGGTTTACAAATCCTTTATTGCTTGATGAAAATAATCAAATCATTGCAGGCCATGGTCGATTGATGGCGGCTAAAAAAGCAGGCTATGAAAAAGTTCCTTGCATGGTTGCTAAAGGCTGGACAGAAGCACAGAAGAAAGCATACGTTATAGCTGATAATAAATTGGCTTTAAATTCTGGTTGGGACGATGAAATGCTTGCCGTTGAATTCCAAGAGTTAGAAGAATTAGGTTTTAATATTGAACTTACTGGTTTTGACATTGGTGAGATTGAAGAATTAATGCCTATCGAAGAAGTTGATGGTTTGACTGATGAAGATGAAGTGCCAGAACTACCAGAAGAACCGATTAGTAAGCTTGGCGATGTTTGGATTTTAGGCAATCACCGTTTAATGTGTGGGGATAGTACAAGTGTTGATGATGTTGAAAAGCTGATGGATGGTGTTTATCCAGATTTAATACACACAGACCCACCTTATGGAATGAATGCTGTATCTAAGTCAGCAGTTTTAACTAAAAACTATGGAACTGATATTCTCGGAGATGATAACCCAGATGTGGCCAAAGATGCTTTTAATTTAGTTTATGGTATGTTCCCGAACTCAAAGCAGATATGGTGGGGGGCAAATTATTACTGCTCCGTCTTGCCTGATTCAGAATGTTGGTTAGTTTGGGATAAAAATAATGGCGGTAGCGATCAAACTGATTGTGAGCTAGCATGGGCTAATTTCAGGAGTGTTGTTAGGCAGTTTACTCAGGCAAGCGAAAAAACAAACAGAGTCCACCCAACGCAGAAACCGGTTTCGCTTGTTGAGTGGATATTGAAAAGGTTTAAACTTTCAGCAAATTCCATAGCTGATTTTTTTGGCGGTAGCGGTTCAACATTAATAGCCGCAGAAAAACATGGGGCAAGCGCTTTTATCATGGAGTTTGACCCTAAGTTTGCGGACGTAATTATCAACCGCTGGCAAGACTTTACAGGCAAGCAAGCAGTCCTTGAAGAAACAGGGCAAACATACAATGAGTTGAAGCAGGGGGCGCAAGCTGATATTTCCGAACCTGTGGAATCTCACCATATTCAAGAGGTGGTAAATGGCTAAGTCATCTCCTACACACGAACCAACAGCAAGCACACGCAAACAAGTATCCAGTATGTCAATGGCTGGGATTCGCCAGGAAGTCATTGCAGATATTATTGATATTGACCCAAAAACTTTGCGAAAGTATTACCGAAAAGAGTTAGACCATGCCACGGCAAAGGTAATTACTTCTGTTGCTGGTAAGTTATACGAGCAATGTATGGGTGGAAATACTTCTGCAATGATGTTTTTATTAAAAACTCGCGGCGGTTGGCGTGAGAGCGACCAGGAACAACAAAAAGACGGAAGCCCGCAGAAAGTAACGATTGAGGTTATTGGTGCGAATACAAGCAACTAAACCACAGGCTGACTTCTTACAAATGGATAAGAAGTTTAAAGGCTTTTTTGGTGGTTATGGTACGGGCAAATCTGAAACGCTTGCAAACGCTTCAATACTAGATGCAATGTTATCACCTAGCGCATTGATTGGAATCTATGAACCTACTTACGATCTTATCAGGTTGATCATAGCGCCAAGAATGCAAACCAAGCTTTCTGATTACGGCATTAACTACAAGTACAACAAATCAGAAAACGTTATTTACACTTCAAACGGCTCAATGGGTGATTTCATATTTAGAACGCTCGACAACCCAGAGCGGATAATCGGTTATGAAACATTCAGATCGCATATTGATGAATTGGACGTATTAAAAACGGATAAGGCGCAAGAAGCCTGGAATAAAGTAATCGCTCGTAACCGTCAATCAATCATTGGCGCAGAAGATGAAAGCCAGGAAAACAAGGTTAGCACTTACTCAACACCCGAGGGTTTCAAATTCTGCTACAACCGATGGGTGCGTGATGGGGGCGATGATTACGGTTACATTCAAGCGTCCACTTTATCAAACCCTTTTCTACCTTCTGACTATGTGCAAGCGCTAAGAGATACATACAGCGAAAAGCTAATCGAAGCTTATATCAATGGGCAGTTTGTAAACCTTACAACTGGCACAGTTTACGAGTATTTCAAGCGCACAGAACACGACACTAACCAGGTTATCCAAGAAGGCGAACCTTTGCATATTGGGCAGGACTTTAACATTGGCGGGTGTTGTTCTGCGGTATGCGTTGAGCGTGGCAATGAGATGCATTGCGTTGACGAGTTGCAATCACATGACACAATGCAATTAATTCAAAACCTTAAACAGCGTTATCCAAACAACCCGATCACAATATACCCCGATGCAAGTGGGTACGCTGGAAAGACTAACGCATCAATAAGCGATAACCAATTGTTAATCAATGCTGGATTTGAGGTTATAGCACCAAGAAAGAACGGATTAGTTAAAGACCGGGTTAATGCGCTTAACGTTATGTTTTCGAATAAAAAATTGTTTATAAAAACCGAAAAATGCGTTAATATAACGACAGCACTAGAGCAACAAGCGTATGACAAGAACGGAGCGCCTGAGAAGTTTGGCGGTTCTGCTACGGTTGATGATTGGAATGACGCACTCGGATATATGGTTGTGCGCCATCAGGAGCATACAATGCAACGTATTAATAATTTAAGAATGAGAGTAGGCTAATGGCAGTAATCACAACTAGAAGCGGTAAAGGTTCAGCGTTAACGCATCACGAAATGGACGCTAATTTTAATAATCTGAATAATAGCAAGTCTGAAGTAGACAGTATTATTAGTTATGGCGGAGGAAACCGAAATACTAATATC